AAAAACGGCAAACATTCCTTGCAGTTTCGCCGTAATGTCCGAAACACTGGAATCTACCTGCCTCGTCTCAAACATGGAGGAATAGTCGGTTCCAGTATCAGAACTGCTGGAATCCTTATCCTTCTTGCCGAGGATGTTCAACTCGTCAAAGCCCAGCGTATATCGTTTGATCTCGTCAGTCGCTTTCTTCGTCTTTTTCGAGGCATCGTCCCATTCGGTAGCTACCTTCTTCGCCACGGTATAAGTCGAAGCACCGCTTAACTTCGCAATCAGTTGATTGACAAAGTTCATCAAGTCAACCAGCTTATCCGTAATGAAGTCGATTGCCGGGGCAAGCGCGTTGATAAGGGGAGCCACCATTGCGCCGAGACTGTTCTTTAGATACTGTGCGTTGGTCGCCAGCTTGTCCATGTTCTTTGCGAATGTGCCGCCCAGCGCATCGCTCCAATGATACAGGTTTTTGATACCTTCACTGAACCCCTGCGTTATGGCTTTCAAAGCGCTTCGTATCAGACGATACATGGCGATACGCTTGATACTCGCAAAAAACTGACCGAGGGCAGAAGTAGTATGTTTGATCTTCGCCGCAAGTCCGCTACCCAGCTTTTCAGGCAGTACCGTTGCTACTCTGCCAAGCATCCTGATACCGTTTCCAACCGTTGTCGAAGCCCTGCCAAACGTCCGCAGCACACCTACGCCAGTAGTGAACGTCCGAGTGAAAACACCTCGCAGACTGTCCACAATGCCGTGAAGTCTACTGGTCGATGCAGCCGCTTCTTCAACGTGACTGGTGACGTTTTCCACGCCGCTGTCAACAGGCGTGTCAGCAGGAGTATTCGTCGCAGGAGTCGTTGTATTTCCGGGTACATTCAGCCTCGGTAACTGAATACCGTTCATACCCTGCAAGGCGTCGCGCACACGTTCCAACCGATCAACGTCAATCCTGTTCACAGCGTCAGCCATGCGCTCAAAGCCACGCGCAAGAGTCGTAGGGCCTCTGGTACTGCGGATTGTCTCACAAACCGTCGCCAGCCGTTGCATCTTGTCAGTGTCTACACGGTTCACAGCGTCAGCCACTTTAGATATTTGATTAGCCACGGTTCCGAGTCCCACACCGCCCTTCGCGGCATTGCGAATCCGAACCAGCGTATCGCTCAAATTCTTCAACTTCTTTTCGGCCTTTGTGGACGATGCTTCGATTTGAAATTCCAGACCTTCAAGTTCAATCGCCATCTACTTTCCCTCCTTTCTTCTCAAATCTCTTGTTGAACTCAATCATCATCGCCCGCATAGCCTCTCTGCCGTTTTCGAGCATTTGACGCTTCGTGAGTTCTTCTTTGCGCTTTATGGCGCGTTTCGTGATAGGAACAGGCGAATCCCTATAGGGGAAGGGCTTAGTTCGCTTGCTCAAATCACGGAACATGGGCGAGGCATCCAGTAACGCCTCGTAGAAATACATAGCCTGCATCCACAGTTCCGTATTTCTGCGTTCACGTTCAATTTCGTACTTCTCGCGGTAGTGTTTTGCCATTTCGCAGTCCCCGTCCCAAAAGTCGGAATAGGTCATGCCTATGCTCAAATAGAAACCGCATACGTCATCGAACATTTCACCGTAACGTAAAGGGGACGTGCGGCCTGAACCGCCGCCCCCTGTGTCAGACGGAGAATCCGTTACCAACTCGCCGCCCAGTCCACGTTTCCCTCGGAGTCCTCGGGTTCGTCCATCAGACTCGCAATCGGGTCGTTGTACATCTCACCCAGCTTTTCAAACAAGGTGTCTTTGTTCGGCATAGCCGCAAAAATGCGGTCAATGACATCCTGTTTCGTCCACCTGTGATGGGCCTTGAACGCCCCAGCGAACAGGGCCGGGAGGGAAGTCATGGGACGATCATCCACGGCGCGGGCAACAAAGCCCTCATTCTCCATTTCCTTGACAGTCCTGCGGGTGAACTCAAGGACGTACTCTTTCCCTTCAAAGGAAAAGCGAATCGTTTTAGCCATTGCTAAAAACCTCCATCTTCAATGAATTGTTCGTTACGAGGGAAATTCCTCTGTAATGACGGAACTCGGGGCAATCGAAATGCTCATGCCGCGCACTTCGTTCACGCCGCCACCCGTGGGATGTGCGGTAAGCTGTCCGTCGAAGTTGAACTTGCCGAGACTGCCGTCAGGCACACCAGCGGCGGTATGACCGAACCAGATACCGTACTTCTCGGTCTTGCCCTCCAAGGCTTTCAGGGCCTGATACGCCGTCATGTCGTAGTTGGACTTGAAGTTCATGCCGTCATTACCCATGATACCGAGGATGTACGTGCGCATCTTGTCGGACAGGGTAGTGGTTTCCAGCATATCGGGGTCTTGTCCGATGTCCGGGAACTCGGTAATATCAACCAGCTTGCCGTAAGTGGTCGTATTGCCCGAGACAGTTCCGTGCATCAGATAAGTACCATAGGTGTTAGTCGCCATAGTTCCTTACCTCCTGTAAAAGTATTTACCGTCCGTTGCCACACGGTAGCGGGCAACAATTCGGTAGATCGAAGCGTTCTCCATGTTCGGAACAGGAGTGAGGGCCAGCCTCCGAAAGTTCATGGAGTACAGCAGGGAATCAATCACCTTCGCAATGGCCTTGCACTCGGACTTCTTCGTATTGGCCTTATTCGAGAAAATGTTGACCTCGAACATAACCAAATCCGTTTCAGTCGTTCCCGTGTCCTGCCGTTCAGGGATGATTGAGTTGTCAGCCATCCACACGGAAACGTGCGGAAAAACGGAAGGTGATCTCACATACTCGCTTGCGAGGTCAATACCCGGAAACTCGGCGCGTAACACCGTAGCTATACGGGTAAAAACCTCATTCTCGCAATCGTTCATATGAACACCTTCCTTGCTATGTCCTCGAACTTCGTTTCGAGTTCTCGGATAGTGTTGTACATACTCATGTTCGCCGGGTTGCCGTGGGACTTTTTGCCGTGAGCATAGTACCAACCGTTAGGGTCATCCCAGTGTCCTTTGCCAAGTTCACTTTCAGACCATGAACCGTGTACCATGCCGGTATCAGCACCTTCGGGGTGAGAATCGGGATAGGCAATGCCAGTGCCGAACTCAATGAACAGCGTAGCTTTTCCTGTTGCTACAACGGCAACCTTGTTCTCTCCCCGTTCCTCAATGGAACAGGTCACGTCATTGTCGCCGTCATAAATGGCCTGTTCAAACTTCACGGACGCGATGTTCACTCCCTCTGCCGCCAATGCTTCAAGAAAAACCTTTGTCCGTTCCGTAAGCCATTTCCTGTAATCTTCAAGTTCCCGGATTGCCTGATCTATTCCAGCCGTGGTAAGACTGAACTTCACAACGCGCTTGCTCATGTCACTTTCACCTTGCGCACCGCAACGGAAATGCTGTTGAGCGATTTAGCTACCCGCCGCACAGTATAGTCGTACAAAGGTTTTCCCGTCTTGTCAAACACGGGTTCCTTGTCCACAAACAGAACGGTATTCTCGTCAATCGGGCAATCTACTTCATCAGTGATAATCACCTTGTCGTAGGAGTCCAGATTGCCGAACATTTCCACCTGCGACTGCCCGGTTGCGGGAGATACATTGCAAAGCAGTTTGACGGGTTCGCCATACCCGATGTCCTTTTCGCCGGTTTCCCACCCGTCATCGTCGATAACAGGCGTCTCCGAACCGAAAAGGCAGTACCAAACCGGCTGTAGATTTCGTCGCATCAATCGCATCAGTCATCATCCTCACCCGCAGAAATCGGAACCGCCATAGGCGTAATCCTGCGCAGCAGCGTAGGAGGAATATCGCCATCCTCGTAATGACGTATTACGCCATTCTCGTTATGAACCTTTTCGCCCTCCGCGCCGCGCTTGTTGAGCATATACGCAGCGATTTCGACGTGTACAGCGTCGTACTTTTCAGGCAATTCCTCCGAGCCATTCCCGAAGGGATAAGCCTTTGAAAGCACCACGTTTTCAGCCAGAGTCAAGTAGGTGGACAACACATCCTCGTCCACTTCGCCGGTCATATGCGTAAGCATGGTCAGCTTCTTAGATTTCGTCATGTTGTCCACCTTCTTTCATCAGGTTCCAGTCGTGGTTTCGATAGTGCCGCCAGCCACGTACACAGTACGGCTGTAAGCGGGCTTCGTGAACGTGGTCGCAATGCCAGTCCACTTGCCGTGATACCACTCGGGGCCGTGGTCAAGGCCGATCTGACCGAAAAGCTGGAACTTCTTGCCAGCGCCAACCTTCGCCAGTTCTTCGAGGAAGAAGTTGCCCTTGCCGGGGACAGGCTGGTAGACCGGGGCGATAACGTCCAGATTGAGCAGCAGCGCCGTACCAGCGGGCAGGAACTCGCCCAGATACAGGTACACTTCACCGATGGGAGTGACCACACTGGACAGGGAAATGCCGTTGACGTTCCGCGCAGCCGGGACGATGGTCAGGCCGTTCTGAACAGCGTCAGCGTTGATCTGAAACAGGGTCACAGCATCACACCACAGCACCAGCCCGGTAGTCGGAGCGTTCGCGCCGTAAATCTTCTTCACCATGTCCGCGATGTCCCACAAACCGAGGGGCTTGTTGCTCATGGCAGTCACGTTGGTAGTGATCGCAGCCACAAGGCCACGGGTCTTGTTGATGGTCGCATCCGTGGTCGCCTTGTTGTAGACACCCTGAATGAAGGTGAACTCAATGTCGCGGTTGATCTTCTGAATCTTCGCCGCCACCTGAAAGTCCAGTTCATTGATGGGGTTCGCGGCCTGATTTGCGATGTTCACCCCGGACAGAGTACCCATGTTGCTCTCCTTCGCGTAGGAGATACCCACAGACTCATGGAAAATCTGCGTCACGTTGGTTTTCTGTTCGCGGGTGATGATCGTCGCGTCGGGGGCGGTCAGAGACGCATTTTCACTGATCGCGGGCTGTGCGCCGCCGCCAGTGGTGTACTCCTGCCCGGTGACGAACTCGACGTGGTTCGTAGTCTTTGCCTTACTGCCGATGATGGAGGAAAGCGGGGTTCGGGTGTTCCCCTTGTTGAAAAGCATACCGCTGTAGTTCAGTACGCCGAAACTCGTAGCAAATACGTCAGACATAATTGCTACCTCCTTTCATGGTTATTCGGTTGTGGTCTGCTTCGCGGCCTCCTGCGCTTGCAGACGGGTATAGTATGCAGCAGCGGAGTAATCACCGTTTGCCTGTGCGTCGGCAATCAGCTTTTCATAGTCCATGCTGCCGTTGTCCGCACCTGCGGCGGGGCGGGCAGTACCGCGCATCTGTTCTGCTTTCATGGTCTTTTTCTGGGCTTCAAGGTAGGTCTGCTGATTAGCCAGAACAGCGTCCATGTCGCCGTCCACCATCGCAGTAGCCGTCTTGTCGGCAAGGTCAGCGTCGTAGCCCATTTCCAGCAGTTTGGCCTTCTTCTCGGACAGGGCAATGGAACGCTTCAAATCAGCGATTTCCTGCATTGCCTTGTCGTAGTCCTCCTTCTGCTGTGTGCCGGTTGCTTTCGCCTCGGCCTGTTGAGTCCGCAACTGCTTCTTGTAGTCAGCCGCTTCGGAGTTGGCCTTAGAAAGCGCCGCTTTCAGCCGGGTCACTTCGGCATCGTCGCCGGTGGAGAGGTTCAGGGCTTCAAGAGCCGTGGAAATCTCGTCCTCGGTCATTCCTTCCTTGTAGGCAGTGCCAAGCAGGTTCGTCAGGTAACTCACGGTAAGTCCTCCTTTGCGTTTTTAATGTGGTTCACTCCACAAAATTCTGTTATTAGGCGTTGTCTCGCCTCGCGTTTTTGATATGGCAGTTTCACTACTGCCGATATACTAAGCGGCATATTGCCACATATACCCGTAAGCATGAGCGTACTTCCCTTGAATACAGCGAAGTATATTTCCTGCCGCATATCCAAGCTGTCTTTGTGCCTCTGCGAGACTCGGAAATTCAGCAATGAAATCTCCCGACATACTCAACTGAACAATTCTCTTACTCCGCTTGCCGTTCGTATTCGCCTTGCTTATGCGTTTACTCCGTGT